AAAACATAATCTATGTTGGTTCTCAGTGTGGGTGGTATACCCAAAGGATATTGCATTGTTATGATTAACATTATCTTCCAATGTCTCATTGGATACCATTCTCTTTTAGGAATTTCCTCCTAATTTCATTGAATCCACGCTTTTTAAATGGGCGCAGCATCTTCTCAGATGGGATTAGACTATATTTTAAGCCTTCATCGACAGTGATTAATTGTCTCCGGCCCACGGGCATTTAGTCGTTGAACTGCCATCATATCCTTATCATAACGGACTTAGATGACTAGCTGCGGGTTGTCTCTATTTTATACCTTTTTACTATACCTTATGTGATTAGCATAAGCCATTACAATATTTCTATTATAATTTAGTAGTATAAACCTTTAAAGAACTTTGTAAGTTCTTAGTCAAGATGTCTCCGCAATTTGGGCGTGTCGCAAATGCGTTGTATATTCCTAAACACATTCACTAGCTATTCTTTTGGAATAACTACGGCAAACATTCACCGTTCATAAAAAGTAATCGCATCATTTTATCGCGAGTCCATGTACCGTCGTACAAACAATCATCCAGAATTACAAATGCGCGAGGATCGATTGTTGTGCGTTTGAAAGTCTCCATTTCTTTTTTTATTTGTTTTAAAACCGATTTTTGCCGCTTCAAAATATTCTCCACGATTGCAGTGTTGTACTCGTTGTGAATGAATAACTTGGGAACCATTTTACCGTAGAAACCGTTGCCTTCCTCTGTGCCTGCAACAACAACACCAATAGGAATATCCTGATGATAAAAGAGGAGGTCTCTTACAAGGAAAGATTTGCCGGTGTCACGGCGTCCAATTAATACAACGACGGGACCTTTGGATTCATTAGGCTTGAAACTGATGGTTTTCATATCAAATTTTTTCAACTCTAGAGTCATAATGTATTTTAAATACTTTAATAAAATAATTTCAAAAAACTTACACATTTTTCAGATTTTTAGATTTTACCATCGTTTCCTTTAGAAAACCAAGTATTTTTCTAAATGAATACACAAATTCTTTATGAGTTAAATTTTAATATAATTTATATATTATTTAGCTAATGACAAGTAATCCCGCGACAATTAACTATGAAAAGCGAAAGAATAGTGAACTATTCAAAAGCTTTCAAGAAAAGAAAGAATTGTCTTTTTCCTCGGTGCAAAATTACATTCCAATTTTCAATAAATTCTTCTCTTTAACTCCCAACAACTTCAATTCTATTAACTTGAACAACAAGTTTTACATTTTTGATATTAAAAATTCTTTAGAAGACAATAAAAATCTATACAACTGCATTGTTAAAAGTGCTGACAACAACAAAGTTTTAGAAAAGGATGTATTCTTCAAATTTGCACCTCTTATAGACCCCTTTAAATTCTTAATTGGAAAATATAACATAAATGATGAAGCATTATATACTTTGCCTAAACTTAGTAATCCGATTTCTTCAGTGCATCCCAAATTACTCGACGAAAACAATGCATCTTATGTTGATTCCTTCTTTTCCTATTTATCTAGTAGATTAATCCACAATTATCGTTTCGTAAATGGTGTAGACTTTTATGGGTCCTTTCTCGGAATTAAAAGCAAATACACATTGAATGTGATTGATGATATTGAATATTTAAATCAATCCGAATTCTTCAATAAGAACAAGAATGTGGCGTTTGAAATAGAAGATTATAGTTTTGTATTGAATGACACCGATAAACCCAATGTTCTTGCACCCATTAAGATTGACCACAATGTTTCTAGCAAATCATTAATTTCTATTCAATCTATTGACGATAATTTATATGAAGACCTCTTTATTGTGGATGCAAATGTCACTAGTGAAAATAATGCAGTTCAACATGTTCTAACAGAGGAGAATTTGAGAGAATATACACATGAATTGGTGGATATGACAGACGCCAAAGAACTGTCAGACCATAAAACTACCACAATAAAGTCCGGTTCCACATGTTCTTCTAGAACATCACATACATCGGATGAAAACTGTTCTAAGTGTGATGATTCCTCCGCCGACGAATCAGATAATAATTCTTCTGAATGGGAGTCAACCAGTTCTAATAGCGAAGATGAAGAACAAAGTGTCGAAGTTGTTATTCCTCGATTTCCTGTAAACATAATTTGTATGGAAAACTGCAAAAATACTTTTGATGATTTAATTATGAATGAAGAGTTATCGCAGGAAGAATGGTTAGCCGCTTTTATGCAAATAATTATGATTTTAATTACTTATCAGAAATGCTTTTCGTTTACTCATAACGATTTACACACCAATAATGTGATGTATGTCGAGACTGAAAAAAAATACATTTATTACTGCTTCAACAAAAAATATTATAGAGTCCCAACCTTTGGAAAGATTTTCAAGATTATCGATTTCGGAAGAAGCATTTACAAATTCGACGGAAAACTTTTTTGCAGTGATAGTTTTCAACCAGGTGCCGACGCGGCTACTCAATACAACACAGAACCTTATTTTAATGAGAAGAAACCGCGCTTAGAACCCAATTACAGTTTTGATTTATGTCGTTTGGCGTGTTCTATTTTTGATTATGTTATTGAAGATTTAGATGAGGTTGCCGATTTGAATGAGTGCACACCCGTTGTGCGTTTAGTTTATGAATGGTGCCTAGATGATAATGGCATTAATATATTGTATAAGAACAATGGAGTGGAGAGATATCCCGATTTCAAACTATACAAAATGATTGCTCGTTGCGTTCACAATCATACTCCTCAAGCTCAATTAGAGAGAAAAGAATTCAAAATGTTTCAAATTGGAAAGAAAGATATTCCAAAAACATCAATCGAAAGAATAATCAATATTGATGAAATGCCCAATTTAGCGGTTAAATGCTAAAAATAAAAAATGTGTATAGTATTATTAGTAAAATGTCATATGGTTTTATAATAACAAGACATGTCAATTCTGAAACAACAAATTATTATTGGAATCATTGTATACAATGCATTCGTCGTTTTTATTCACCAGAAAAGTTTAAAATTGTTGTAATTGACGATAATAGTAATAAAGATTTTTTAAAGGCTGATTTTGATTATATAAATGTAGAATATGTTGAATCAGAATTTCCCGGACGAGGGGAATTGCTCCCCTACTATTATTTTTATAAGAATCATTATTTTGAAAATGCTGTAATCATACATGATAGTGTTTTTTTTCACAAGAGAATCAAATTTTCCAAGCTTCTAGTCCCCGTTTTACCATTATGGCATTTTTCCGAAATAAAAACCGAAAATCTATCCGACACTATGCGTCTTTTGCAATATGTAAGAAATAATTATCAATTGCAAAAAAATGTACTAGGAAACGACAAATATGAAACTCTGTCATTCAATACATCAAAATGGTTTGGTTGTTTTGGCGTTCAAAGCTATATAAATCACGGATTTTTAGTTAGAATACAAAATAAATACCATTTATTCAATTTGTTGCAAGTTGTAAAAAACCGGTCGGATAGATGTTGCTTAGAGAGAATAATGGGAGCCATTTTTTATAATGAATTTAAAGACCTCGGAAAATTAAAATCGTTATTGGGCAGTATTAGTGTGTATTGTCCTTGGGGATATTCATGGAAAGATTACTGGGAACAAATGACAAGAGATAAAAAAGCAAACAAACCAGTTGTAAAGGTTTGGACCGGACGATAACCCCCTTTTTTGTTTAAGTTAAAAATTGAAGTTGATTCTTAACTTAAAAGTAATTTAAAGATATTGAAATAATGACAGCTCCAGCTCTTCCTATTAATGTCGTAAATAAGCTTATTAAAAAGGCTTGTGATTCAAATAAGGAAAAAAAATATTTTCAATTAAAATTGAACAAGTTTTCAAGCACATATGAAACGCGATGGTTCTTCCAAAAATCTTACCTAAGAACCTTTAAAGCATTGAATCTGTGCATCAAATATAAAATAAATAATCCTCCAGAAATTTCCTACTTCTTAGCGGAACCGTGCATTGAATCCACGGATACAAAAGATTGGTCTCACAAAGAAACAACCGAAGAGGTCGACGCTTTTGCCAAAAAACTGTCTTGGGGTTTAAGATATGAATTCCCGGAACAATATAGAACCTACGATGATTACGGTGAAGATGAAACATATAAATATACTTATATCCACTTTGAAGACGGTCGAAGTGGATATAACTGCGCGTTTATTGAAGAAAACTCTTGTGAAGATTCGCTGCTTGGAGACTATTACACACCAATGTTTCACCGCGCTTATGTTTCAGTAAATGGGTCCATTTTCCCATTCTTTAAAGAACCCCAAAGGAACCACAAAAGTTATCCTTGGAACGAGGAAACCAAGAATGACGAAAAACCAGAATTGCAATATTATTTCATTTGCTATTTAACCAGACAACGCGGTATGCGCATAAAAACAGATGGATACCGA